CATATATTAAACCAAAGGGTGCCATTCTCCCCATCTTTCCTGTGAGTGAAGAGGCCGACTATAAAGACTTTCTTGAATGGAAGCAGAAATCAAAAACAACATCCGCTATGGCGGATGATAAGGCCTATTTAAGATTTAAATGCATCGAGGGTTTTAAAGAAAAGCTATCTCATCTTGATAGAGAAAAGAAAGAAGAATATTGGGATAGAGTAAAGCTAGAATTAGGAGTTCTAGAGGATAAAAACTTCTCTTCTTACATGCTAATCGTTGCAGACTATATTAACTGGGCTAAGCAAAAGATGCCAGTTGGACCAGCAAGAGGCTCATCTGCCGGATCTCTTGTAGCCTATCTATCTGGAATTACTGAGGTTGATCCAATCGAATACGACCTTCTCTTTGAGAGATTTCAAAATGCACAAAAGAAATCCTTTCCAGATATTGATTCTGACTTTTCAGATCCAGGCTCAGTTAAGGAATATATCAAGAATAAATATGGAACAGATAAAGTTGCATCTATTTCTAACTGGTCAACTCTGTCACCAAAGGTAGCAGTCAAAGACGTAGCAAGGTCGCTAAGGCTTGGTGGAGACAAGTCTACTGCATTTACTATTGCTAATGCTATCACTGCTGCCATGCCTGATGTCTCCACTCTTGATGAGGCTATGGATCTATCTGATGAAGTTAAAAAATATATGAAGAAGTATCCAGAGCTATATCTGTATACTAAAAAGCTAGAGAGTCTTACTAGAAACTGGTCTGTTCATGCCGCTGGGGTTGTTATTGGCGATAGACCACTGTATGAAATGGCTCCCCTCAGAATAGATGAGAAAGATGGCAAAGTAGTTACTCAGTGGGAAAAAAATCGCTGTGAAGATAATGGTTTAATTAAAATGGACATACTTGGTGTCCAGACTCTTACGACTATTGACGAAACCTTTAAGCTTATTAAAAAGACTACTGGAAAAAGAATAACTACTGCTGACATTGATTTCTCCGATAAGGAAGTTTATAAGATGATTGGTAGAGGGGAGACTGCTGGGGTTTTTCAGCTAGAGTCTTCTTTAACCCCACTTTGTATGAAGATCAAACCAAAAGACATTGAAGAGATTTCTGCAATCAATGCTTTGGGTCGTCCATCCTGTCCTCCTGACCAAAGAGCACAATATGTCAATCGTAAGCTTGGAAAGGAAAAGGTAACCTACAAGCATCCAACTCTAGAGAGGGCTCAGAAGAAAACTTTTGGCATCACACTCTATGAGGAACAGATGATGATCATAGCCAAGGATTGTGCCGGATGGGATCTGAATCAGGCAGATGCTCTAAGAAAAATTACAAAGCTAAAAGGTAAGGATGAAGATCTCTTGCTTAAAACTGAGGCTAATTTTATTGCAGATTGTATGAATTTTAGCAAGATGAAATATGAAGATGCCAGCAGAATTTGGAAGGAAGAAATTGAGCCTTTCGGTGCTTATGGTTTCAACAAAAGCTTGATCTTTTCACAAAAGGTGAGTATGATACCTCCAGGAGAGAAATCTTGGCAGGACATTGAGATCAGAGACGTTAAGTCTGGGAGCACAGTTCTTTCTCGCGATGAGGCTACAGGAGAAAATATTCTAGTAAAAGTCTTAGACAATCATTATCATGGCAAGCTAAAGCTCTTTAAAATCACACTTGATAACGGGGAGACTGTAGAATGCACAATAAATCACAAATTCAGGACAACAGAGGGGAGGATGCTCCCTCTCCACCAGATACTCAAAGAGGACTTGGAGATAGTTGTATCTGCGGAAAAACATCCCCAAAGCCTAGAGGTCTAAGGACTCACAAAAAGTCTTGCAAGACTTTTATAGATTCTGCGATACTATCGGGAGACTTATTAATTTGATAAAAAATAAAAAACCTGGAATCCATTTTATAGGAAGTGAATACAATGTCTAAAATAATTTCGTGCGAAGAAGTTGGTGAGTTTGATACTTATGATCTTGAAGTTGATCACCCAGATCATCAATATTATTTGGCAAATGGCGCACTTACATCCAACTCCCACTCTGTCTCCTATTCCTTCATCTCATACTATACTGCCTGGCTAAGACATCATTATCCCACACAATTTATGTGTGCCATCCTTAACTCTGAGGATCCTAATGGCGATAAGATTCAAGAATACATTGATGAGTGTAGAAAGATTGGCATATCATTATTGCCACCGGCTGCAGATACAAGCTCTTATTTAAATACAGTAACTGGAGATAAACAGATAACATCTGGCCTATCAACAGTCAAGGGTGTAGGTGAGAAGGCCGTAGGAAGCATCATAGCTAATCAGCCTTATGTTAATTTTGTAGATTTCTTGGCAAGAAATCCAAGCAGATTGGTAGGCAAGACTGCTATTCAGTCTCTTTCTAAGGCAGGTGCGTTAGATGCATTTGGATTGCCTAGAAAAGATATGCATGATAACTATCAAAAGTATAGAAATAAAATAAACGCTTTAATTAGAAAAGAAATCTCTATTGCCGAGGCACAGGAGATAGAAGAGGCTGATGATAAGCCACAGTTTGATGAAGATCTTGATGATGATTCAGGGTGTACTGCTCCAAAGATTGTTGTAGTGAAGCCATCTTATGATCCAGAAATGACAGAAAAAATAAAAAAGATGGCACAATCAGTTGAGATAAAAGATATGCCAGAGGAATGGGACAAGAAGAATATACTTCTATATGAGAGGGAGATTCTTGGTAGGGCTGTATCTGGAAGCTTACATGAAGCATTTAAGGGGTTCTTCTCTGGCGGATCCAATGTGATATCTCTTGCATCAGTAACTAAGATGGAGTCTGGAGAGAAGGTAAGGGTAGAGGCGATTATCAAAAATAAAATTAAAGAATTTAAGATCAAAAATGGCGCAAATATTGGTAGAAAGTTTGCAAAATATCTTATAGAGGATAGCTTTGGAAATACCTGCGGAATGACACTATGGGCAGACGACTATGACAAATATAGAACATCTTTAGTTGACGGAATTCCTTTTAAGGCTATATGTAAGATAAATGAATATATGGACCAAAAAGATTTGGTACTATCATCTATAGAAAGAGTATATGGGAGAACGACATGATTAATTGTTCAGTTTGTAAGTTTAAAGTCTCTAATGAAATGAGACATGCTTTAACAAAAAATATGTGCCCAGCTTGTGGAGCAGCCCTATTGGGAGACTTCCACATGCAAAGGCTAAATATGATAAAAGAGAAGATAATGGGGCAGGGCTTTTCATTAGATTTGAAACAATCAATTATTTTTGATATTTCATTATTCATAATGACAGAATTTTTTCAGAGCAGCCCAAATAGAGCCTTAGCGGCAGAAGAGGTTTACGCCGATGCTGCAAGAAACCTTGGATCTCCAGTTTCTGAAGACGACTATAATTTAGAGATTATTAGAGAGCAAGTAAGAAGAGACGCTGTTCTTGCCAATAAAAATAAATCACCAGCTGCTATCCTCTCAAGTGAGGATGATGAATCTTTGGTGGATGATGATCTAGATTCATTTGAGGATGATTCTTTTGAAGATACAGATGCTCCAATTCCAAGGAGTGAGCAGGATCTGAAAGTTGCTAAGCTAAAAAGACTTTATAATGAATCCCCAACACTTATAAAATCTGGAGTCAGCGTCAGGAGAGTCGTTTGATCAAGGCCATAGCAAATAAAAGAATAAATTTATCGGCAGAGGAATATAACTACTATAAACTTCTATCTGATAAATATGGTGAAGATTGCTTTAGAGCATTGTTTGAAACAGATCACAATGGAGTAGTAATATCGGTATCTCCTCCTCTGGACGGACAGACACCTATGGCTATAATATTTTATATGCTGAATATTATGTTTACCCAAAGGATGAGGCTTCTGGATTCAAGGATGGCAAAATTTGAAGATTTAGAAAAAAAGGTTGACCACCTGTACGGGGTGGCTACCATAATGGAGAGGAAGGAAGATGGCAAAAATTAAAGACATCTTAAGTCTGGAGAATTTTTCTCCAGAAGAAATTGATCTCTCTGAATTAGAGAAGATTGCAGAAATGCTGCCCACAAATGGGATTATTGATCTCAATATTTCTGAGCAGGGTCTTATTACAACCCTAGAGGGACAGAACTTCTGTCAGGAAAGGATTGCCCTATTAGATAGGTACATTGGATTACATGAGTCCATGAAGAATAAAGCATGGTCTAATGCTGCCTTGAATAAAGCAAAAGACGATGGGCATAAAACAGCAAAAGACAAAGAATGGTTCGCTCAAGCAGATGACGAATATATTGAATTTTGTAACAAGTTGACGTTGGCAAAGGCTACCAAAAAGTGGTTTGAAAATAAAGCAAGCTATTATTTTGGATGGCATTACACCTTCAAAACCTTCTTAAGAAGGGATTACCCAATTGAAAAATCAAGCAACGTAGTTTTTGGTGCCTATGATTTTGAGGATAGAGATGCGTCTCCACCTCAAAATGTAGAACTAGAAGTTAGTTCTGATGATATTGAGTGGGAATAACCTGACTTTTGATAAAGTCCGCATTGTGCGGCAAATTCCACAAAACAACATTCCACAATAAATAGTAAGATAATAAAGGAGCAAATATGAAATTTGGCGAAGTAGATTGGAACACAGCAGATTCTTCAGGTGGTAAGTCTGATTTTATGAGACTTGAAGAGGGAGAGAACACTGTTAGGGTTATGAGTAATCCCATTCAGTTTTACAATCACTGGTGTAACGGACCAGATGGTAGCAAGCGTAAGTTTAATAGTCCAATTGATGATCCAGCAATGATTCGTCGTCTAGAGGACTCTGGATTCAAGCGCACTGCTAGGTGGTTTGTAAAAGTTCTTGATCGTCGTGATAATCAGTTTAAAGCACTAGAGATAGGCCCACAGGTCTTCAACGGTATCAAGTCTCTTTATACCAACAAGCGTTGGGGAAAGCTTACTGGATATGATATTACTATCACCAGAGCACCTAAGGGCACTCAGCCACTCTACAGTGTAACCCCAAATCCACATGAGGCTCTTCCAGGTGATCTAAAGTCAAAGCTCCAGGAGTTTAATGACAAGATCAACTTGGACAAGATTATTGCCCCCTCAGATCCTGCTGACATTATGGAGTATATGAAGTGGACAAGCAATAAAACCTCTGCTACTGTTACCGGCTCTACTGGTAAGGTAGCAGATCAGAAGCCTAAGGGTGATGATTTTGACTTTGAATTTGAAGAATAAAATTCACAGTTAGAATGAATTAAACCCCTGCATGGAGTACTATTCATGCAGGGGTTTTTTATGTTTAAAATATTGTCACTTGATATCTCTTCTACAACGATAGGATGGGCCTTAATAGGCAGCTCAGAAGACAAAATTACAGTCTTAGAGCACGGTAATATAAAGCCTCCGAAGGAAGGTTTATCCCTTGCAAATAGGGCTTTAAAAACCCAGCCTTTGATTAGGGATTTGATTAGAAAATATAATCCAGATAAAATTTCAGTAGAAGATTATGTTACAAAATTTTCCAAAGGAAGAAGTACTGCAAGAACCATTGTTGTTTTATCGGTTTTTAATGAAGCAATGACTATGGTCTGTATCGAAGAGACAAAGGTAGATCCAGATAGACTAGCTGTTATTTCAATTAGAAGTTTAATATCAAAGTCTTTTGGCCTCAAAATAACTTCCAAGGAAGAATGTTTTGAATTTATAAAAGAAATTCCATCATTTACTGTAAAAACAAATAAAAAACAAAATATTAAAAAAGAAACATTTGACGAAGCAGATGCCGTTGCAGTAGGCATCGCTACAATTATTAGGAGCAATGATAATGGCAAAAAATTTATCTTACAATAAAGAAGCTAGAGCTAAACTTCAATCTGGAATTGATAAGTTAGCAAGAACTGTCGCGGTAACTATGGGCCCACAAGGCAAGAATGTTATTCTACAAAAATTTATTGGAAACCCAGTCATTACTAAGGACGGAGTTTCTGTTGCAAGAGAGATCGTATTAGAAGATCCTATAGAAAACTTGGCCTGTCAATTAGTCAAAGAAGCAGCAGGTAGAACTGCTGATATGGCTGGTGATGGAACTACAACAGCCACAGTTTTAACACATGAGATCTTTTCAAGAGGTAACGAGTTAATTAGTGAAAATTATAATCCTCTTTATCTAAAAAGAGGATTGGAATGGGCAAGGGATCAAGTTATAGAGAATCTAAATAAGATTGCTACACCAATTTCTGATTTTAATTCTCTTAAAAATATTGCCACAATATCCTCCAATAGCGACTTGGAAATGGGAAGCTTAATAGCAGAGGCATTTGAGAAGGTGGGTCTAAGAGGAACTGTTACAGCAGAGGCTTCTCCTGGAAATACATCCTATGTTAGAGTTGCAGATGGAATAGAATATAAGAAAGGGTATGTTACATCAAATTTCATAATAGATGGCGGTTCTGATATTGATTTTCAGAACTGTGCTATAATTTTAACTACTTATGACATAACTTCCTTGACTGCCGGATGGTTAAACATTTTGACTGAACTTAGTGAATCTCAAACTCCAGTTCTAATAATTTGTAAATCACTAAAGCAAGAAGCTTTGGCCACATTAGTTGCTAACAATAAACTTGGAAGATTAAAGTGTGTAGCAACAGAATTACCATCTTATACTAGAGGCAGCTCTGAGTGGTTAGATGATTTGTCAATACTGTTGGGCACAAAAATTGTGGGTTCAGAATTTGGATTAGAGCCACAGGATCTAAAAAAATCAGATCTTGGATTTGCAAAGAGAGTTACTATTAGCAAGTACGATACTAAAATATTAGAAAGCAAAAAAGACATAGAAAGATTGGAATCAAAGATGTCAATCTATAAAGAAGATATGCAAAAGCTAATAGGAGATACCGACAGGCTTGACATAAAAAAGAGAATGGAGTATTTGAACAATAAAGCTGCTATAATTGTAGTTGGCTATAACACTGAGCTAGAGTTAAGAGAGAAGGGAGATAGGATTGACGACGCTCTTGGTGCAACCAGGGCGGCAATAGAGGAGGGCTACGTCCCCGGTGGTGGCGCAGCCCTGTATCGTGCGGCAAGCATGGTAGATATAGGTAAGGCCCCACCTGAAATTAGGCGGGCTGCACAGGTTCTATTGGAATCATGCTCTAGGCCATTGAAGCAAATTGTGATAAATGCCTTTGAGGATCCCGACAAAATTCTAAATGAATATCTAGAATACACAGGCACAAACATTGGGTTTAATGCTTCAAGCGGAGTATGGGAGGACTTGGTGGCGGCTGGTGTTATTGATCCAAAAAAAGTTACAAGGACAGCCCTAGAAAACTCGACAAGCATCGCCTTGCTGCTTATAAATACAGAAGCGGTAGTCTCTGACGAGCCGGAAAAGCCATCTGGTTGGCAACCACCAGCTGGGTGGAGGCCTCCAGAGTCATCTAATCTGAATCATAAATATTAGGAGAACGTATGTCGAAAAGCGAAGAAAAAGAAAAAATAATGTCAGAAAGTGATGCCTGGAAACAGCTAGAGGATCTTTTTGGATCAGAGTCTGTAGTTAGGCCGGATCAGGTTGTTAGAACAGATGTAATTAGAACAACCTCTCCATCTTTAGATAGGGCTCTAGGAGTGGGTGGATGGCCTCGCGGAAGGCTTATTCAGTTGGCTGGAGCACCAAGCTCTGGTAAGACATTGCTTGGCCTACTTGCAATAGCTGAGTGGCAATCAGAGCATCCAGATAATTGTGCAGCATTTCTAGACGCAGAGTTCACCTATAGTGCTCAGTGGGCTGCAAAATTTGGCGTAGATAATGATAGAATCTACCTCATCAAGAGTAATGAAGCATCTAAGATTTTTGGAGGCTTAGTTGGGAAAGTAAAGAAGAATAAAATAACTGGTAAACTAACCAAAATTCCAGGATTATTTGACATGATAGCCGCAGGTCAGACAATTTCTTATATTCACCCAGATACTAAGAAGAAGCTTAATTTAGATTGCGGAAGGATGGGCGTTATAGTATTGGACTCTATTGCTAATTTACAAGTTCCGCAGGAAATAGAGGCCGATGTTGGCAAGGCTTTGATGGCAGCAGTGGCAAGATTCTTGACAGTAGAGCTGAAGAAATTAACGCCAGGAGTTGCAAAGTCCAATGTTGCCATGATTAGCATTAATCAAGTAAGAGTTAATCCAGGCCAAATGTTTGGTAATCCAGAGGACACACCAGGAGGCAAGGCTCTAAAACATGCTTGCTCTGTCATGGTTGAGGTTGGGCCAATGTCTGGTGAGGACAACATAATTCTAGACTCAAGAGAAGAGAAGCAGGGACACAAGATCAAGGCAAAGATTACAAAAAACAAATTAGCTGCACCATTTAAAGTTGGAGAGTTTTTTGTTGACTTCAGATCAGGTGTAGTTAGGAAGGGAGAGGAGCTACTAGAAATAGGAGTTAAGCTAAGCCTCTTTGAAAGGCCAAATAATAGAAGCTATATTATTAATGGTGAAAAACTTAACTCCAGAGATTCTGCAATTGAACATTGTAATTCAAATATGGATAAAATAGAAGCAATGATCAGAGAGCATTATCTATCAGGATCTGATGCGTCTACTGATACTTCTGAGCCCATAGAAGAAAATTCTGATAATCCTTTTGACGACGAAATTGAAGGAGAAATACTATGATACTTAGATGCAACCAAGGCTGCAGACTCAGTGATGGAACAACAGATGGCTCTCTAAATATGGAAACAAATGAAGTTGTTTGTAACTCCTGTGGAGATTCTCTAAATGGAATCTCTGAATTTGCAAAGATTTCAATGAAAAATATTGGAGATATAAAGAGAGTTAATAAAAAGAAGGCTTTTATCTTTCCATGCAAAACTTGCAATAAAAGCGTAGAAACAGAAATTTTGGATGGAAAGGTAATAGGAAAAGGCTGCAAGGATGGCAGTTGCATGATTAATATTACAGAATTTATGGTTAAAATGGTACAAGAAAATCAAGCTTCCGACTTTGAAGGCAACAAAGTAAATGCAGACTAAGAATCATGAAATTTCTAAATTAATTGATATTTGTCATTCTAATTTGGAAAAATCAGAAATATGTTTTTCCTATCTTAGAAAAAATAGAAGATTAAGTCTTGATCTAATAAATAAATATAAACTAGGTTTTTTTCCACAAAATATCAGCATGTTGATTCAGCATGTAGATGAGGAAGCCTTAATTAATACAAATATTATTTCTGGATATAAAAGCAGTGATTTTGCAAACTATTTTTATCTAGTAATACCATTGATTAATGAATATGGGGATTCTGTCGGAATCAGCGGCAGAGCCTTAGTAGATGATGATGAGAGATCTTATCTAGGGATACCAAAATATAAGAACTCATCATTTAAAAAAGCAAATTTTTTGTTTGGACTAAACTTTTCTAAAGATAAAATAATAAATTCTAGTAATGTTTATGTAGTGGAAGGTTACTTTGATCAAATTTCAATGGCGCAAAGAGGGTTGGATAATTGTGTTGCCATTTGTGGTACAGCTTTTTCACAATATCATTTTTATAAGCTGTCAAAATATTGCGAAAAAATTACATTTATTTTGGATTCAGATGAGGCTGGGCAAAAATCTGCTGAAAGAATTTACTCCAAATATCTAAGCAAAGGTATGAAATTAAGATTCTTAAAAATTCCAAAGCCATATAAAGATGTTGATGAATATTTTGCTGATCCATCTAAAAATAAATCTTCTTTTTTAAAAGAATTTAAACAAATTATTCCAGAGGATTGGGGATGAAAAAAAAGAGCAAATCATATCAGTATAAAATAGTTGAAGTTTCCTTTGATTATTCGAAGATATCAAACTTCTCAGAAAATAGAGGTATTAGTTCAATTCTTACCGAGAATGCTTTTAGCGATAAAATGTATGATCTTAGAGAGAAATTGCTAGAAGAGTTATACGAGGTAATTCATGGGAATATTCTTACAGAGCACCAGAAGAAGATTTTATTTATGAGACTGATGGGTAAGACTCAAAATGAGATAGCTACTCACCTTGGAATTACACAATCTGCTGTTCATAAAGCTATGCATGGCAATATTGACTATAAGAATCAGAAAAAAAGATACGGTGGTATTGTGAAGAAGTTGAAAAAAATATGTCTTAATGAGCCTAAGATAA